AGTAAGTTTCGTAACGTCACTTACGACTGTTCCGAAAACATTGTTTGCTTTTCTTAGCATTTTACTTTGTTTTTAATTAATAATTATTATTCTAAATCTTTTGGAGACATTACATTAGTTATCTCCTGTTCTTTTACTCTTTCTAATAATAAACTCTTAGCTATATCAATAATAACTAAATGAGTTGACTCATCAAGAATACAATTTCTTTGATTTGTCGGAACTTCTCTATCTACTACTATAGGTTCTGGGAACTTCAAGTAATTAATAGAGTAGCTTTCTACATCATAAGTTCCATCAGTTACTAGCTGATGTCTTTTTGCTGTAGCAGGAAGAGATGGATTATTTCCATCTACTTCTCTGGAGAATACTAATCTCCATGTCATTGAGTCACCGTAAGAATAATAATAAGGTCTTTTATATTTATTCTTTTCTAAACGTGTTACCTCGTCATGTGATATAACTCTAAAAAACGTTGGTATACGAGTATTAGGGTCATCACATTTGTTTTTATCTATTGTACCTTCTTCGTGTATGGTGTACATAAAATCAGAAGGCAAATCATAAAAAGTCCCGTTAGTGAATGTTCCTGCCTGACTAGAAGAAACCGAAAGACCAGCGCCTCTTTTAATAAGCGCACTGAGTCCTTGGTTTCTAACTTCAGTTTCTTCTAAACTTTCACCTTTACGGTTATTCTTTCTGTCAATGAACTGTTTGATGTACACATGCATAGCTTCTGTAAGTACAGAAGAGTAATCTTCATTCTCGTAACCAGGTGATCCAAAGCTCGATGCTCTGTCTACTTGCTGGTCTAGTTCGTCTGCCATGCTGTTAGCGTCCATCTATTTTTTAGTTTTCTTTTCTTTTTGCCATTTCTACTTGAGATTTTATTCTCAATTTTACTTCCTGATGTTCAGGATCGTTCAAGTACTGAATAGATTGCGGCAAATCTCCAATCTCAATACCATTGTCTAGAACGTAACGTTTATCATTCATACGTTTGATAGCACCACATTCAACTGCTTTCTGAATAAAGATCTTAGCTTCATAAGAAGGATCTTCTACTATTCTAAGGAATCCAGCAGGATTTTCTTCTAGTACATCTAAAATTTCTGCTTCTAGCCAATCATTTGTATAGTTGGCAGGAATAGCTCTTCCTAATGCTCTAACAAATCCTTTCATAGAATCCATATCGGATATAATTCTACCGTATGCAGCAAATGCTCTACTTTTAAGTTTACCAGCTTCTGCTTTTTTAGTAGTAAGTTTTCCTTGGTTAACTATCATAAATTCATAAGTAGCTCTTTTTCTTCTATCTTCATACGAAGGAGAAATAAGATTCTTATTAGACAATAAAATTTTATATCTCAACATACCCATAGATGTGTTAAGGTTTAAAGTCATACCTTCTTTAGTAAGTGTGACTCTACTTTTTTTATTGTCTCTCCAGAAATTATTTCCTGGTTCGCCATAAGGATTTAGGTCTACACCTAACTCTTCTTCAAAGAACTCTTTTTCCGTCATACCCGTTGGGTATTTGGAATAGTATTTTTTAATAAATGTTCTTTCAACATCGTTAAATACTACTTTTACACCTCCTCCTCTAGAGGCACTCATTAACGGAACTTGGAAACTTTTCTTTACTTTGTTAAACATGTAAGGTTCTTTCTTCATGTCTTGTCCTGCAACTAAAAGTTTTCTCCACTTTCCAGAGGATTCAATTGGTTTTACGTCTACAATTTTACTTTGTAAATACGTTCCCCAAATAATGTCTGTTTTCTCTTCTGTTTTTGTTTTTGCCATTTTGCTGTCTTTTATTTTTCCTCAAAAATTTTAAAGAAGCTCCCCTGCAATTAAGCAAGGGAGCTAGTTATTTAATTATAGTCTATCTTTCAACTAACAACTGTAGATCTACTACTTTTGTTGGATCTTCGATCATCATACCTCCCCATTTTTGGAAGTGTACTTCGTATCCATCAATTGCAGAAGCTACTGATTTAGGAGAACCTTTACCTCCAGCCGTGAAAGGATCACGCATTCCTGCGATGTACGCCCAGTTATAATCTGGAACTCCTTTTGGCTTAACTCGGTAAATTCCTGCATCTTCGCCATAGTCAAGAGCAATCATTCGGTGTGACTCTACTCCTCCTAGTCCATCTGGGTGACGTTGTGGGAAGTAAACATCATCATCAAGGAAGTCCAAGATTTCAATACGAAGCTCTACTCCATTGTACCATTGGTAAATGTTGTATTGTGGCTCCATAGAGTACTTAGTATTCTTACCTCCAAGGTTTCCTGGAGCTGTGCTTCCAGTAATGTATTTATCAGAAACGATAGTTACTTGTGCAGCAGTTTTCTGAGCGATTTGCTTAGAAATCTCAATTGCTCCGAACTCACCAGTCATGATGTGAACGATACGTTTACCTCTTTCCAATTTACCAACTCCCATATCAAGAAGCATCTCTAGGTGCCAATCAAGGTCGTAAGTGTTGTAGTAGTGAACGTTTGATGGAGCAATTTGCTCAAAGAAACCTGAACCTGACTCAATGCTATATTTAGTATTGTCGTCTTTGTTCAAATACTTGTGATCTGCAGTCCAATTTTTCTTTCCGTAAAGACACATTCTTGCGAACATTTCTTCACATTGGTGATGCGCTACCATATCTTGGTAGTTAATCCACATTGATTCTGTTTGTCCTTTGTAAGTGAATCCAAACTCTAAAGGTTCGTTTTTCCCTTTGTTGATAGTGTTACCAGCAACTTTGTACTGCATACGCATTGTAGTAGGACGGTTTTCCATTCTCCAAGGAGAAGTGAAGTAAGGCTCTGCACCTTTGTAAGACAATGTAGAAGGAACTGCATCGTAAAATTTAGAGAAACGAGTACCTACTGCGATTTCGTCTGAAGGAACACTCATGTTCTCATCATCAGTAAATAACTCAACCTCTACTTTAAAACGAGATCCAGCATCGTGTACTTTCTTTACTAAGAAGTGGTACGTATCAGATTCTCCACGAATAACGTTTGTTTCTTCAAACAAAGGCTCATCGAAGATAAGGTAAAAACGTTGACCGTTTGCACCAATGTTTCCTGGGAATGTCCCAGCAGACAAAGTGTTACCTGCAAAATCCTCAGCATCTGAAACTGCTAGGTTTTTGTCGTGTTGACCCTGCAACATCCAGTTGTAGAATCCATTTTCTTGTTCAACTTCTTTTACTGGAAAACGATCTACGAATTCACGTAGTTTTCCTTGCAAATTAGTTTTGTAGATTGATTTGATAGTATCAGAGATCAATTCTGGTTTTTGTTGATACAAAGCATGGAAGTGATTATCGGTAACCAAACCGTTATAATCAACTGCAGCATACTTTTGTAACGGAAGTAATTGTGACATTTGTTTATTTATTTATTTATTCAACGAATATATTTATTCTATCTTTTTTTCTTTTGTCCTGCTTCTAGAATACTTAATATTCCAGAAGACTTTCCAGAAGGTCGGTTAGAATTTTGTCTTCCGACTCCTCTTTGTTCTTCTGTAGCTAATACTCTATCAAGCTCTGTTACCGCTTTTGTCTTAGCTACTTTTTTTATTTTTTCGATATTAGGAGAAAACTTTCCTTCTTTATCTACATCGAACAATCCTATAGTATCGTAGTAACTCATAAGAGCTTGGAATTCTCCAGGGCTTCTCATTTGTTTATACATTAAACTTGTTAGTTCTCGTCCGTCTTCAGTTTTGTAAACAGGGCTAGTCATATTAGACTTAATTTTATCTTTAACTGTCTTATTAATTTTAAGACCGTCTATAAAAAATTCTTTACTGTCCACTGTTTGCATTAAATTTTCAAACTGCTCTTGTTGTTGTTTAGAGTAGTTTTCTTGGGCTTCTCTTTTTTCTGCTTCAGAATTAGCTACAAATTGTGTAGCTTCTCTTTTTAAGGCAGGTAATGCAGAACTTGCTTTTTCGTATAGTTTATCTATTCCGTCAGCTTCTTCTACCATTTCTCTGGCCTCTTCTTCAGAAAAGTTTTTGCCTACTAAATACTCAAAGTACAGATTCTTTTGAAGATTAGTATCTTCTGAAAGATTCTGCTCTGTTAAATTATCAAAGAACTCAAGACGCTGTGCCATTTGGATAGCTGTATCTGTATCGCTAAACTTATCTTCGATTTCTAAAAATCGTCTCTTAGCTCCGTCAAAATTATTTAACCAAGCATTTTGTTTAACTTTAAGTTTTGTATCAACAGTAAGTTCCATTAATTTCTTAATGGTATCTGCTGAAGCATCCTTTAACATTTCTTCCATCTCTTCTTCAGTAGTACCTTCAAAGATTTCTTCGTTTGCCAAGTCTTTAATAAGGGCTTGGTAACGAGTAGTACCTTCTGCGGGTGCTTCTGATTCAACAGAATCGTCGTCTTCATTTTCAATTACAGGTGAACTCTCTCGTTCAACTGGAGCAATGGCGGCTTCATTACTATCTTCTGTTCCTGCTTCAGGAAGAGTTGCCTCTTCTTCTACAGTTTCAGTAGTCTCTTCAGCAACAGGTTCCTCACTTCCTTTGTTATGCTGTGCTTCTACTTCACCAGGTGATAAAATTTGAATACCGTCAAATAATTCGTTTTCTTCACTCATGCTGTCTTTATTTAATTACAATATTAAAATTATTTTTATAGTCCATAAACTATATATATGTTATTTTTCTCTTAGTGCTATAGCCAAATATTAAAATTACTTTTTACCTCCTGCTACAACTTTAACAGGTTTTTGTCTTTTTATTTCTTCATTAGCCATATTGCTTCTTTTAGTTTCTTCTAATTTTGCTTGTCCTAATGCTATAGAATCTTGTTTATAAGTTTCGTCAACTTCTGTTCTTCTAAGATCTATTTCATCTGCAATTCCGTTTCCATCAGAATCTACCATTTTCATATTTTCACGAACAAGAGAAACTTCTTCTTTCATAACCGCCTCTTCTCTTTTTTGTTCGATCTTAGCATATTCTATTTTACGATCTTCTTCTTTGTTAAAATCGTCTCTCTGCCACATCTTTTCTTGGAACTCTTGCTTCATCATCTGAAGTTTTTCTTGTGACGCTCTATCTGCTTCGGCTCTTTCGTTTTGTTCTTTTCTAATACGCTCTGCAGAATTTTTAAGTTTACGAGAAGTTTCTTGTACAGATTCTGACGTAGATATTGCAATTAAATCTTCTATCTTAGCCTGGCCATTTTGTATAGCAGCTTGAGACAAAGATTTAATTTGTTGGTAAAGAGCAGTGTCTTCTGTAGAGTTACCTACAAATATATCCATCTCTGAAGCAGCAAACTCGTCAAAGTAATCTATCATTACCATACCCATGTCGTCCATAAGATACTGAGCTCTTTTTGGATTCTTTTTGTAGGCATATTTAGCACAATCTAAAAATTTAGTCATTGCACGTTTACGGAAGTTACTATCTACCGCAAACCATTTTTCTGTAATGTGAGAAGTTTGTGCAACTTCACGTTCTACATTTCCTACAGCCTCACGGTTTTGTATTTGTCCTTCTCTTGCGCCAGATACTCCTGCTAGTTTACCAAGTGTATTTTCAATGTCCACTAGTATATTAGTATACATTTGAATAGCATTAGGATCTCCTATCTGTACATTAGTAGCAGTCAAAGTATTGTATGCTCCTGCAGACTTACCTTGAGAAGGGCC